GCCGAGGCTCAGGTCGACCGCCACGGTCCCGTCTGTGAGGGCAACAGGCGTCCCTCGCTGCGCCTTAGTAAAGCTCTGAGCCACCGCAAGGCCGGCCACAGTGGTCGTTGCGTCAGGCAATGTGATTGTCCGATCAGCAGTCGGATCAGTAACAGTCAGCGTGGTTTCAAAGTCGTTAGCAGTAGACCCTTCAAAGATGATGTCGCTGTTGAACGTGGCATTGCCAGCAAACGTCGAAGTTGAATCAAACGTTGCCACGCCCGTGACGTCCAGCGTCCCTGGTACATCGACATTGCTAGTGAACTCAACGTCGGTGCCGTTAGAGGCCGTTTGCAGCAGTTGACGGGCGCTGCCGTTTGCAAGCTTGCTGACTGCAATCTCTGCAGATGCACTGATGTCACCATCCACAATGGTGGTGTTAGCGATCATCGCGCTGGTGACCGTTCCCGTATCGCCAGTCGTTACGACATTGCCAGTGACATCTGGAAATGTAATTGTTCGGTCAGCGGTCGGATTGCTGCATGTAATGGTCAATTCGTTGTCATCATCTGCAGAGCCCTCAAACGCCAGCACAGCGTTTTGACCCAGCAGCACCGTTCCGGTAAACGTCGGGCTAGCAGCGCCAATCTTTTCGCTGTCTAGTTCTTGCAGTGCAGCCTGCACGTCAGTTGCTGCAATGTTTCCGGTGGCAACAACTGAAATGTTGGCTGCAGTTTGACCAGCAATAGCGTTGGAAACGTCTACTAACTGGAATGTGCTTTGCGCTGCGCCCAAAGAAATGAGCATGTCAGGCGGAGCAAGCGTGACTGCCGGAGCATTGCCTGAGCCTGTGCCGCTAGTATCCACGACGACGTAATAATTAAGATTCCCCTGAGCAGGATCTGGGAGCGCCGCGTCAGCCGTAAAGCCAGCCGCAGAGCCTGCAGTTGTGACGCTCGTCACTTTGTTTGTGTTTGCGTTATATGTTCCAGCGTTTACAAGATTGCCGCTAATTACTGTAATTGGCAGGTAAGATTCCGATGTATAAATATATAAGTCTTCGTTTTTCTCGTCGAAAAACAGCTGGCCTTTATAGTCCCCATCAGGAAAGACCACGACATTATCGGTGGCCCCAGCCCCACCGAACTTGCAAGTTGATTGATCCGCCAGCTTTGCGCCAGTCACAGCATCTGTGCCGATGCGATCAGTTGGGACAGTGCCGCTTGTTATCTTTGCGGCTGAAATGTCAGGAATATCCGAGGCAGCTAGAGTTGTGCCGCTTGAAATGTGGCCTTGGGCGTCGATCGTGACCTTTGTAAAAGTGCCCGTGGTCGCAGAGTTGCTGTGATTTAGGTTGCCGCTGCCATCAACAGCTAAACCTGTCCCAGGGATGACAGCGCCTAACGCTGACGATGTAGCAGCAGGCAAGTCGCTTGACGTGAGCACTCGCCCACCAGTGATCAGACCCTTGGCGTTGTAAGTGACGACATGGTGTGTCGTAGTTGAAGCGGTGACATCGTTGTCCACCTCGATGGTGTTGGAGTCCATGCGGAGCCCTTCACCGTTGACGATGACAGCGCCTTTGGCGCTTGTGGTCGCAATAGGCAGATCACTGCCATCAATCGTTCGATAAGCAGCCGCACCAGCAGCCCCTGTGGGGCCAGCTAAAAATTGATTAGCGGCAGTCGTGTCGTCAACAGTGGCAGAGACCGTAGCGGTGCCACTTGACGTGCTTACCGCGATGTTGACGATGCCAGATGTGCTGCCACTTACAGCGTTGATTGAACCTGCAGCCTTTAAGCTCAACCAGTTAGTTCCGTTCCAGCAATAAAGGGAATTATCATCCGTATCAATCGCCAGCTGGCCAATGTAGGCCCCAGTGCTTGGCAGCGTTGTGACCAAATCGACGGTTGATTCGTCGGCGAGTTTGGCTGCCGTTACACCGTCGTTGGCGATTTTGGCAGTAGAGATTGCTGAATCGGCGATGTCAGCCGTTGCGATACCCCCAGCCGCAAACAGAATCTTTGCGCCGGGGATGGTGTCGTCAGCAATTAGCGTGACACCGTTTGCAACCAAGTCGCCAACAGTCAGCTTTTTGGTTTCACTGGCGCTACTGTCAACAACCGCAACTAGGTCGCCAGTGGCTAAACCAGAGCCAGCAAGCGCATTCAGCTCACTAATTTTCAGGTCAGCCATGGGCGACTAGCTCCGGTTAAACGTCCTGCTGTAGCAGCAGTTTAGCGCCGCTGTCTTGATCCAAGCGTATGTCACCGGAGTCCTCTTGCAAGAGAGCATCGTCGAACTCGGTTTGCATTTTCAGCTGCAACTTGCCAGTTGTAATGAAGTCAGCAGTGATTTCAACCGTGCTGTCTGGAGCAAATTGGACAGCTGCGTTTGTGATGATGCCTTCAACTTGCCACCAAATTTGATCCTCAGAGCGAAAAGAGTCCGCCCCGTCAGGGCAATAACCTCCGCGCTTCAGGTAAAAGCGTCCAACAAAATTGCTACCAATTGACGTTCGATGGGCTAACTCAAGCAAATAATGCGGCACTTCCTGGCTGCGGTTGCCGGTGTATTCCCAAAATGCACTTATGCGCCCAGAGCCAGAAATCAGAGTATTGACCCTAGACCGAAACTCGTCAGACAACGTTGTTGTGTCAACTGTTTCCCGCTCTGTATTTACCTCATAACTCGTAACTTGCGCTAGCACACGCGGAGTAATCGACTGAACAACAACTTTTATAGGGATCGAGTTGCCTGGAGCTGCCAGCGTGACAGCGTTTGTTTTCCCACCGCTTACAGCCTCAGCAAAAGTTGCGTACATTCTGATGCCATCAAGCTCATCAACATGAATGAATCTTTTAATTGATGATTGCGTGTAGCTATCTACAAAATCAAGCGCAGTGCCGTCCGTCGCCGTAATTTCAATTTGATCGCCTGTCAAAAGCTGACCATGCTCAAAATCAAAACTGAAACGCTTTTCGGTTACGTTGACATCACCGACATCAAGTTGTGACGATAATGCGCCACCGTCAAAAATTCTTTTCAGCTCGATCTCGCCCTGCGAGCCTAGATAGACCGTCATGAAATTGCACCGGCTAAAAGCCTGTCGTTACCGACAAAAGTGATTTCAGCCCTAGAAATTTCACCAGTAGCAGCCCCCATGACTGCGCTAGTGACAAACGCATTTAGTTCAATTTCTTTTTTCACGGATCCGTCAATCCAGTGAAAAGTCAGCTTCACATCGTCTGTAGCTTCGACGCCGGTGTCGTTTGCTCTGTAAAGCGCCTCAAGCAACTTTGCCGTGTTATGGCTGCCGCTGTCTGCCTTGTAATACAACAACGACGCAGAGCCGCTGTAGCCAACAATGCCTGGCGTATAAGTGCGATGCGCTTCGTCCAACGCTGTGGTCTCAAGCACGTCTACATTTGCCGAAATCTGAAAGCTGACAACCTTGGCGACCGTGTTGCCGTCTACCTGCAGCCGTCCATCTTTTCCGGTGTAGACCTTTGCCATCAGATCACGCCAATAAAGTTCACTGTAACAGTGCTCACCCCAGGCCGCACCGACGTTAGCTGCGGCGGGTTTTCGTAACGAAAGCTATTCCCGTGTGCGCCAGCGCCTAATGCGTCCTTATTGCCAGCCCACCCCGCCTTGGCGTCTTTCATTTGAAGGATGACAGTGCCGAAGGTTCCTTGCACTTGGTCGTAGTGGTCGAGAATTTGTTCGGCCTCAGCGTCAGTGATATTCGCAAACGTCAGCGATAGCCGCATGTTGGTGCGCCGACTGCCATACAAAATCCGGTGTTCAGATCCGTTCTGCGCTTTGTAGACCTTCACTGGAAAGTCGCCGGACTCAAAGGTTCGGGCAGTTGGTTTCAGTGTTGGGAATTCGACTGCCGTCATTGGATGTCCTCAACAACTACAGAGTCTGTGTCATGGATAAAGTTAGCAAGCTCACTGTGCCTGTCATCGTTGCACTGGTGCTCTGACGCCACAATGTCTACTGTGCCTTCTGCCGAAAATGTAATTTGTTCCACTACATAAACGTGCGCATGGTTTTCCTTTAAGTTAATTGTGAAAACAGAGTCATGGAACTTAGTGTCAGAAACCTTGCCGTCAGTTATTTGCATAATTCCGCCTTCAATATCATCCGAGCTTGTCTGGAAAAAAGTGACGGAATAAGTGCCGTCTGCAATAGGCTCAACACTTGTGACGACGCCAGCAGAACTAACGACGCCATTTTTTGCGCTTGTGTATGGCGAAGACTCAGTAATAACTTTGATGTATGAACCTGCTCTGAGGTTCAAGCCTTCAACTGTTGTCGAAAAACTTACCGTGTGTGTGACATATTTTCTAAGACCCAAGAAATACTTTGCGACCTTAACCGCATGATCGCGGGACGTGCAGAACTGCGTTAGATCAAACTGCTCCTGCGGCAAGTCAGCCCAAGGGCTGCCCTTGATCTTGACTCTCATGACTCTCTCTTCCGGCAGCTTGTTGCGCGATTCAAACCGATACCGCACAACTGCGGAAAAGTTTCTGCGCTCCTCGCTGCTTAGATATTCAATCTTGTATGTGTCTTCAAGAATGTTGCCAACCGTAAATAGTTGATCGATAGGCACTGGGCCTCGATTTATTTTGCCGCTTTTCTTAAATGTTGGTATAGCTGGCAGCAGCGAAAACTTGCCATCCATCATCACAAAATTGCACAAGAAATATGGTGCAACATCCATGATGTATTGGCGCAAGTTAGTGCGCTCAGCAATCACCCCGTTGAAAAACAGTTCTTGTTCGCGGATAAATCGCGAGGTTTCTTTGAAATCTTCAACGTTGAGCAAAAACGCATTATCAGGGCTCATGCCTGTCAGGTTGCCAGCACCGCCCTGCCTATCCGTCAGCAAGTAAAAGGCAAGATCAGTGAACAAATGACTTGGGCCATAGGTGTGCTTGAAATAGTCGTCACCCGGCTCGTCGTAGGGGTTGTCGGAGTCTGACCCAACGTCAGGATGCAAACGCCTCACGGGGAGACCTTGCGCTAGCCAGCAGCGCAAAGAATCCAAACTAGAGAAATTGCGGCTAGCTTTAAGGGACAGGCCACATATTGTCAGGCCGTTGTATTCAGGAACCTTGCTGTTTTCGAGTATTTCATTGACATACACAACAGTGTGTTCCGGTTCGTTTTCGTTTGATTTCTGCACTAAGCCTCTATAAAAACTCATGTCTGCATATTGACTGTGGCTTTCAAATTCTTCTTCTCCCTCAAAGGTGCCTGTCCCTGGCAGCTCTGTGACATCTGTAATCCTGTACTGAAAACCAACCTTTGAATATGTCCAATAGAAAGGGTTGCTAGTTGCAGCAATGGTTTCAGTGTGCTCAAACGTGTCGCCTTTATTCCAAGCGGAGTTAGTGCCGTCATCGTCAATAATTTCTAGAGGACCATTGAATTCCCATTTTTTTGTCAGGCCAGTGAAGTGACCGGCTGGTAACGGAGCAACCTTTACGTTGATGCGAAATCTGATTTTCTTGTTGCCATTTTGAATGGCTTTGATGGCGCTGCTAGTCGCGCCAATCGCTTTGTTTTCTGCGTTGCCAAAAATGTCGTAAAAATAGCCGCCTTGCCGTCCTTCAGGTGTGCTTGACGTATCAATGTCAGTAATGGTGAAGTACCAGCCAGACCATTGGATCAATGAGCCAGAAGGGTGGTTGCCTCGGAATTTGTTGTCGCTGCCATAGGCTGAGCTGCCATAGCCAGGCTCTCCAACTGCTGCAGATGAGTTGAGACCGCGCCTAACTAAGACAACTTCGCCTTTACTAAAACCGGGCGAACTGCCAATAACTGCATAGCCCACAAGTCGCCATACATGAACTTGGCCTTGTCCGACCCTTGCATAATGGTCTGTTGCAAGTTCTCCCTTTTCAACAGTCCATCTGATCCTGATCCATTTGTCACCAAAAACTTCGCGTGTGTCTTTTGTTCGCTGAGTGCCAACACCGCCAGCGTCACTGTCAGGGTTGCCGAAAATCTCCCACATAAAAGCGCCTTGTCTTCCTGGTGGGTCCAGATTGCCTGCGTTTTCTTTTTCTTCTATAGAAATTGCCCGCCTAAATGTTCCTGCTTTTTCATCAGGTCTTGCGGATACCGGTTCAACGCCTGATGGGATGTCGTTTGCACCAGTACCGGCAACCTTTTTAGGCTTACGCATAAATTCTTTGTTTTTCTGTATATCTCTTTTTGTAATCTTGATGCCTGCTGTTTCAATAGTGAATCTGCCAAAATCTGGCACGTTTGGCCTTTCAACAACAATCGGCTTCTCAGATTCAGAGACGGATGCAGTAAGCAAAATAATGCGTTGATCGTCATCAAGGTGTTGAAGTTCAGACCCTGCAATAGGAACAAACTTGTATTCAAGCTCTGCAATCTCTGGATGCTTAAACCTAATAAAGTTGTATTGCTCAGCAGGGCTGTTGCCCCGAACCGCAAAGAATAGGTTTATGCGCCTGAAGCCAAAAGCAACGCCGCTTTTGCTGAGGCCCGCTTTGCGCACATAAACCTGAAAGACAGAAGTTCTTAAAATGCTTCCTGTGTATGTTCCAGAACGCACCTGCACTTCTTGGTCATCAAATTTTTCTAATTCTTCAGGTGTCGGCGTAGCATTGAAAGCACAGAGCCCATTGAGGCGCTGAAACACTTTGCTGCGGATGCCGATTTCTGTTACTACCGCTGGTTTATTGTTACGCACGACGGCAGATGCGATCCGCGTGACTGGATAAAAAACAGGGCTCACGCCACCTGTGTCTGAAACAAAGTGGTCGTCAGGATCTACAACGTCATCATCATTCACAAACCCGATACGCGCATCCTGTGATTCTTTAGTGCTAATGCACCGCATAGTGATTGTCTGCGTGTCGCCTTTTTCCGGGTCGTATTGCTGAAGCTTCCGTTTTGTGACGACAAAAACAACATTCCCCACGGCGAATTGCTCGCCGACTTGCATCGCATCATCAGCAGCTAGCTGATCTGATTCAACAGTTGAATTGATGTCATCAACATTTTCGCCGCCTCTGTTATTAGATCGTTGGTAGAAATCCTCAGGGATTCCGCCTGGTTCAATAATAAACTCAACGCTGTCACCAACATCAACCCTGTCCCTTTCAATAAGCTCACCAGTGCCTGGTTTAAGGACTGACCCGTTAGCTCTAATCAGTTTTGTCAAGCCCATGCGCGGGCTGTACTGACGCCCAGGGCCTTCCATTCTTTGCTTGCGGACTTTTACCAGCTTGTCTTCATCACCAACATCGATCGCCTCGTTTTTAGCGCCAGTAATTTTCAGGCGACGAATCGCAGACGCATGACGTTGTTTCGACTGTGTTCCTTTGATAATTGATACAACCTCAAAATTTACCTTAAAGCCAGTGCCATTTGCAATTGCCCCGTACATACCAAACTGTGTGTTATTGCTTGGCGAAAATGCGTGGCAAAAACCTTGCGTGCTTGCTCTGTTTTGCCCAGGGCATTCAAATATATCCTGTTCGCTTGTGTACTCGAACGGATCGCCTTTGCTGGGATCGCCAGCACTGCCGTAAAAAAGATTTCTGCGCTGCAATCGGTTAAACCCAGAAGCAGACTCGACAACCCCATTAGTGCGCATGGGACTGTTTCGCTTCCAATAAAACGCAAAGAAATCCTCAAACAAAGCATCAAGAGCGTTGTTGCCTAAAAAGACGCCCTCTAGGTCTGGCTCAATTATTCCGTCAGGGCCTGTGCCGTCAGCGTGTCCATGCTCGCCAACAACAAACATCAGCTTTGCAGATTGCTGCGTGCCATGGCTAAGCATCCGAGACCAAACAAGCTTTGGAGTCGTAAGCATTCCCCCAAGGTTTTTGTTTTTGATATAGCGCCCAAAAATGATTGGGATTGGCGCTCCATAATCCGCCAGCTCCATAAGGCTGTCGAATCCACGGCTTGGAGTAAAGCGGTTTGAGGCGTTGACGCTGCCTAGATCTCGCTGTGTTCGCTTAGATGCTTCTGGCGCTTTTGGCTTTGGCGTCAGCAAATAAGAAACGCCAGTCAACACCAAGCTGATTGCCAGGTTGACCAAAATTATGGTCGTAGCCTCGTTCTGTATGTCAGGGATTTGGTCGTAGGCAGCGGGCCTCACTGCTCCACGACGCTTTACCTCAGCAGTAAATTTTCGATATTCGTCCTCGGTCAGGCCGATCGTTTTGATCAGCTCTTTTTCGTACGGAAGCAGTGGTATGTCGTAAACAGTTGGACCGAAGACCACTGAATCTTTTCTGACATTCGATTGACGTACAAGATCCCCGTCTGCCATGTGACTGCGAATGCCCAGGATTGCTGCGGTAGCAGCAGAATATCCCCATCATACTGAGGCCGATCTACACGGGAACCCCACGCCATTAGATCGCGGCAAACCTCCCACTTGCTTGCTTCGTACCAAGATTGCTTGAACGGTGGGGCTTCAATGCCCATCCGCTCTAACGCTTGATAACACATGTGGATGCAATCGATATAGCCGTCACTGCCATCAGCGCCGAAGCGATACGGCATCCCGATTAGATCACTGCAATCGGACGCCATTGCTGATCGGCAAATTGCCCACAAGTCTTTGCGTCAGCGATCGATTCGGCACGTCCGTCCCAACCGCGTCAAGGATTGAGGTCAACTCAATGTTTAGCGAAACGTTGTCCCACTGCCCGCCAGTGACAATGCCTGTGTAGGTGTGAACAACATTATGGGTTTGCGTCGGTCCAGTGTCATGGTTTGGGTCGTCAATAACCAGCACCTGCACCAGCATCCTGAACCGCTTCTCAATAGCTTCTACGCCCCATGCCCTAGAAATCTCATTGTTGGGAAAAACAAGTGATGCTTCCATGCCATCACCAGTGCGGTTAAGGGTGACGCCAGAAAAACCAAAAGCAAGAAAACTAAAATCTGCCCGCGTATCGTCAGCGCCTAAATGGTTGCGTAGTTTTTGTCCTATGAAAAAGTTCTGATAGCGAAAGTCAGCAGCGCCATCCCTGACGATCTGCAAAGCGTGGCCGAAAGCGTACTGGCTCACATTCCAAGCCTCTTACGGGTGCTGCCACTCATTTGTAGCCGCTTTAACGCTTGCTGCTCGCCCTGTTTAGCACCCTGGTTTGCGGCTTGTCTCATGCCATTTTGGAACTGATCAGCCGTCACATAATCCACGCTGTTGATGCGGTCCACGGTATAGCGCACGTCGATCGGCGTGGAAGTAGCAAGACCTGCGGTGTCTTCTGCGGTTCCAGATCCGCCTTTGCCTTCAACAACAGCAGAGCCACGAACACCGCGCGAGTAACGTGCCATGCTTTCACGCATTTTTGACTCAGGGATTATATATTCTGGCTCGGCTTCTCCAATAACAGCGTTAGTAGCGCCAGTTGCGTAACTACCTTCAGCATTAAAAAATTTCATCCCTGAGGTCTTGGGTGTTATCCCTAAATCAAGACTGCCAGCGCCTGGGCCGAACATAGGGGCACCACCGCCACCACCGCCGCTAGAACCAGGCATCGAAACGCCAAGCGCCTTCATGATCGTGCCGTAAATGATCATCGTGATTTGCTGCGCGATGATCTCCATTGCCATGTTGAGGAAATGCTCGGCTGTCGCAGCCAGCATGTCCTTCAGGGCCTCGCCAGCGGATTTGCTGCCTGTGATAACGCTCTTGAAGGCACCCGCAAAAGCGTTGCCGATAACTTGCGCACCAGCCGCGACTTGATTCTGCACATCAAGCAGCTCTTCCATCTTCTGCTTCATCTGGAACATCGGATCGGCTTCTAGCTCCTTCTGCCGCCTGTCCGCTTCTTCTTTTGCCGCCTTCGCTGCCGCGTCTAGCCGGTCCTGCTCAATTTTTTGCAGATCTTGATTTAATACCTGTTCGGCTTCTAGCTCAGCGATCCTCTTAGCGAGCACGTCATCATTGAATTGCTCGCCAATTTGGAATTTTTTGAGGGCAAATTTTGCATGCGCGTCGTCAATTTTGCTCTCAGTGTTTTTCGCGTCTAAGACGGCTTTACGCAGATCAAACTCCTTCTGCGTCATCGTTACTTTTTCCTTTTGCAGCTTTGAGCTTGCAGTATCTAAACCGCCAGTAGCTTGAATATTGTTTTGTGGAGTCGGAACAGTTGGGGCTGCCGCTGCCGCTGTTGATGCCTGCGACGCTTTAAAAATTTCAAGCGCACGCGCCTCAACTGCAGCCGGGTCTGCTTTCGTAGTACCGCGCCCCATTGTCCCGCCAAGCTCTTCCCGCGCTTGCGTTCTTGCGCGATTCATCTGGAACATCTCTGTCAGCTTCGCAACTGCCGTTACTGCCGCAGAAATAACGCTATTAATCAAATCAAGAATGCCTTTGATAGCAGGCCCTAAAACTTGATCTAAACCGCGAACGAGTGTTGTGATGTTGTTGACTATCCTGCTGATCTGAGAAGATACAGTCTCACCCATAATGTCAGCAGCATCACCAGCAGCTCCAGTCGCATTCTTTTGGTTCTCTAGGTTCTGATTAAACTTCTCAAGATCGCCGCTAATCAACGGCATCAATGCTTTAAGTGCGTCAACAGAGCCAAATAGTTTAGTGATTTCAACTTCACTGCCGCCAGTTTTCTCGATTAAGTCTGTAAGGAATCCGCCGAAACCTTTTGTCTTAATAGCGGCGCTGCTGAAATCTAAACCAAGGCGCTGAGCAGCTTTCGCAGCTTCAGAGGTTGGCTTGACAACCGATGCAATAACTTGGTTCAGGCCAGAGAACGTACTTTCGACCGGAACACCTTGCGCAGTAATCGTTGAAATCGCCGCGTTAAGTTCGTCGATGCCTACGCCCGCAGCGGCAGCGATAGGCGCAACACGACCGATTTGAGAGGCATACTGACCAACAACAATTTTGCCGTCGTTTTGTGTCTGCACAAAACCATCGACAATTTTTGCGACGCTATCTGTGGTTAAACCAAAAGCGTTCATAACGCTTGTCGCTGCATCGGAAACTGTCCCGATGTCAGTCATGCCGCCAACGGCACCTAACAACGACGCCTCCAGGATCTTTGTAATGTCAGCCGCCTTTCCAAAACCTGCCGACGCAACGTCGTACGAAGCAGCTAAAAGATCGTTAGTGCTTGCTAAGCCTTTTGTCCTCGCAACAACGCCGACAAGCTGTCCCTCAAGCGTTTTTACATCAACGCCAAGAGTCCTAACAGCAGCTCTCGCTTTATCTGCCTCAACAAATCCCTTGAAACCGCTAACGAGGGCACCAGCCGCTCCCGCAAGCAAACCGATCGGACCTAACGCAGCTTTAGCCGCAGCGCCTAGTCCTCTCGCAGCTACACCTGCTGCACCGGCAGCTTTGCCGAAACCCCTGACACTATTCGATGCATTGACTGAAGAGCCAGTAACGCCATTGACGGCAGCCTTCAGCTTATTAGCATCACGAACCGCTTTAGCCGTAGTCAGCTCTACGCCGATGCGTGCTACAGCAGCCATGACTTAGTGCCTGTTCATCTAACTTTAGCGCCTACGCCTTGCCTTTTTCATCTGCGCTTCCTGGTCCTCATTGAGCACCCCGAAATACGTTGACCACAAATAAAGCTCCTCTAAAGTCACTTCATTTTTTAGACGCGTCAACGTATAGCCAAGCTCTTTGGCAACGCCGAGCTGTAATTTGAGCAAGTTGTCTTTCCGAAGCTCGGCTCTTAGCCTTTTGGGTCAAAGTCCTCTTCTACTTCGTCTTCGCTGATAACAGCGAGCATCAACGCCTGCAAGTCAGCGTCACGCACTTCGTTCTTCAGCTCAGCCGCTTGTCCGCCACTGAACATGCGGTTGCCGTCTTCGTCCTGTGCTTTCATCAACAAAAGCTGCAATGCAAATGCGTTGGTGTCGTCTTTTGCGGTTTTCTGAGCACGTTCACGCTCAGCCATTGTTAGCGGCGAGCGCCAAAACTCAAATTCAGAACCATCGCTTAGCGTCACAACTTTTTTGACAGGTTGCAGATTGGCTGCTTTCTTTAGCCGTTCAAGAGCACTTGCCACAAAAAATTTGCGATA